ACTATCGTAATCAAGAGCCGTAAGGTTCCCATCAGGGTAGTGGTTATAGCCGTCAAAGTGTTTATAAGCCTTTCTCGTTGGGTCATCTGTTTCCTCGCTCATTTCGTACCCAAGTTTATACGACAGAAAATCCATCGCCTCTTCTTGGAGTAGCCGTTGTTTACTGTGATTGGTTTCCCATAGGGGAATGTCCCAGACCTTATCTGGTTCTCTCATATCCTGCTAAATAATGTTTGCATGACGGCTCCACCATCAATGAAATAAACGGGCACACCAACATCGTCGCCCTCCGCTATTAAGGACATTGCACCTGAATGGTGCTGGTGTAGTGTTTTAAGGTCGTATGTCAGTATTGCCCATCCATTTTTACTGCATTGCTTTATAATCTCGTGTATTACCTTAGAACTTTGATTCTTTGCCAGTATCTCCCACTTCTGACCAACAAGTTCAGCCTCTATCATCTCTAAGAACTCTTCCATCTTTGTTTTTATATAGTCTATCTCGTCTTGTTCTACGTTTACCCCAAAACGGGCGTACATTATTACTTTAGCTTTCTTCATCGTGTCTCACTATGTTTCTAAGTTGTTTGGCTAGTATTTGCGGTATATCATACCATTCCCCTCTATGGTGACTGCCTCTTATTATTTTATGAATTTGGCTTTCGTATTTACGAATCTTGTTACTTCTAGCTACCCAAAGTAATCTTATATAAAAAGGATTTCCTGTTTGCATAGTGCTTAATCTTTTTTTCATGGTATCAGATGTTACTCCAAACTTGTAATAACCCTTACACTCTACGCAATACACCATACCTCTTTGTGGTTTAAACTTTGGCTTAAAGTATTTTTTTCTGTGCTTACTTCGGCACTTCTTACATCGTATCTTGTACCCATCAGGGCTATTAACGTCCTTATGGTACTCAGACATACGTTTATCTTTTTGGCACTGATAACAAATTCTACTCTCCAAAGTTATTCCACTCCTCAACCATGTAACCAGTCTTATCTTCTTTTACCGATATTTGTAATACGTTAAATATACCTGACTTCATAAGTCTGCTGTTAGCGTCATTAGGATGGTATGGTGTACACACGCTTAAAACAATACCTTTGTCGTGTACACGCTTAATCCAAGTGTTCGATACCTTGTTCCAAACGGTCTCTCTTCTAGCCGTAGATATTCTGTCTTCATCGTTACACACATCATCAAGAATTAGGACACCAGCACGTTGTCCCGTAGTTTGGGTAAGCACGGCATACGCCTCATACGTAGGGTTACCAGTACGGTTTCTACTCTTCACAATTATGCGTTGGGTCGAACCAGTGTCAGTGCGGTCAAACTCAACAGGATTGAAGTTGTGTTCCCTGCACCAGTACCTGTACATATCACTCTGAAACAAGGCTCTTAGGGACAATATCCTCTTCGTTGAGATACCACCGTCCGCAGATACTATTAGGGTTTCTAGCTCGTGCTTACGTGTGGTCATGTAGGCTGATAGACCAATGGGGACTTGCTGGGACTTTCCTGTGTTGTAGGGTGCACGAATCAACCCATTGAGACGGGCGTTCATGGACAAGGCTTGCTGCTCCCAGTCGTAGATGCCCTTCTGCATCGTGTGATGAATCTCGGCTTGTGTAACCTTGAACCCATCTTGGTCAGCTAAACAGTTTTCGATAAAAGAATTACGCAGGTCTAACGAGTCAGGGGGTGGCTCGTGTCCTACGACATTGACTAATAAGTCTGACCAATTATTCTTTTTTGGTTTTTGGCTCATAGGCTCGTTTGCACAGTGTGCACTGCACCTCGCACCGCTTACCAGTAGATACTTGCCCCACACATTTAAATATGCGTGCTTTGTTTTTTAGGGGTACGGGCTTAGGTATAAAGTTTTCTTTCATTTCAGGAAATATGTAGCGTTTAATGTTATTTGAGTTTGAGCCGTTCATTCTCTTTCTCCAAGAATTCGACTTTAATCCTTAACGCAGATACTTCCTCTGTTAGCTTTAATATTTGACTTCGCAACTCATCCTTTTCATCGGATGACTCTTCCAATAAGTTCTCAAGGTTACGAACCCTATTCTTCAGGTCATCCCTGTACTGAATAGTGTCGCTATTATTGGTTTCATTCTCTTTTTGCTCAGCTTTGATTTTAAGCCTAGCTTCAAAGAACTTCCAGACCCCAGCGGAGCCCAGTACGGTTGCGAGCGTAATAACAATTTGCGTAATGTTATCCATTTTTGTTTTTATATATTTTTTCTCTCGATAATCTGGACATACTACCGAAAGCAGCTATTATAAATAAGAACCACCCGTAGTGTGTTGGACTAGGGAAGCCTATAGTTACAAGATACATAACCGCTGACGCTAGATACACACCTAGGCAAATCATAGAGGCTCGCACTCTACAATCTATCTCGTCAGAAGCAACGCAAATTATTTGATGGATACCCGACACAGCAGGTATCAAAGAAAGAAACAAACCAGTGCCAACCTCCATGCTCAATGCAAATGGAACCATAAAGATATTAGCCAGCGCAAGGATAATCTCCGTTGGTTGATTGTCAGAGTACATCCATACCTGACGTAGGCGTAATAACTTCATCTTCATTAAGAACAGATTGAGTTGCAGATTGTCGATGGGTCTGTCGTTAAGGAGTTACAGGATGCGTCTAAGATAAAGCACCCTATAAACTCGGTCAATACGACAATGCACATCGGTACTAACTTTTTCATAAAACCTCGTAGTCCGCTTCGATTGCTTCCATTCTACTGGCAAACTCTTTTAGCTGGTCTAAGTTCAAGAAGTCCTGAAGCACTTGAAGGGTCTGTTCCCTCAGCTTGTTCTTATACTCAATAATAATGGTCGGCTCATTACTCAGTTCTTTACGGACATCATGCAAATCCTTCATTATCTTACTCAAGTCCTTCGGATGAATTTCATCTAGGTCAGGATGGTTCTCTAATAGAGTCGTAATCTTAATGAGCATGAACTCTACTTTAGCCGACATCTTTTCTTTTCGCTCCTCTAGCGTCCCAATGAACTGAAGAGTGTTACGATACTGCTCAAGGTCTTTTAGGAGCTCTGGGTCGAATTTTGAGCGTGTTACAACGTCCTTAGCTTGCTCCCTTATTATTATCTCCTCATCAAGGTTCTTTCTCTGAGCCTTCCAGTTGTAAATGGCTTGCCTTGACACGCCCCACTTCTCGGCAACCTTTGACACGTTACCCATCACCTCAATCTCCCTTAGAATAGCCACCTTTTCTTCAGGGCTAAATTCGTTAGTCCCAGCCTTTTTCTTTGACATACTCTATAATGGATTCTATGCGGTTATATATATAATTAGGCAGCTTATCAGACATTGAAGGTATTCCGTGCAAGCACTCGATTACCACCTTAATCTCCTCCATCAGCTCCTCTTTTGACTCAATCTTCGACTTCTTGTGCCACGTCATTACGTAGAAATTTATTGTAGTTTACAAAGCCTACGTAAAAATCTTTCAAAAAGCAAGTATCCTACGTAAAAATCCCTAATTGACAAGGTTTGGTGAAAATTTAGTTTTTGCGGGGGGGATGGTATTATGCCCCCCACCCAATCCATTTTAACACATATACCCCTGTTTTGCATTCTAACCTATCAAATTTTGATTCTAACGAGTTCTGGGGTGTATTCATACCCTTAGTATATTTAAAGCTCTTAGAACGGAAATATGGAAGCCATACGGATACGTTTTGTACTGTTTAGAATCATAAAGCCAAAAAAATACCCCTATTCTTTTGAGTAGGGGTGTAAAGGTTTGACGATTTTTAGGGGTGGCTTTGGGTGGCTAGATATGAAAAAGACCACCCAACAAACTACCCACCAAACAAGTGTCGCAATATGTGCCACACAAAATATAGCGGGCAAAATATCAAAATTGTTTTTTCTGTCATTAGATAAATACGCTTTATTGTTTTCATTGGTTTATCCTTTTTGTAATGTGTTAAATACTTTGTTTATTGCGTCCGATTCGCTTTTATAAAGTGAGTCTTTTAATTGAATCGGGTTTAACTTCTCCAAATCGCTGATTCTCTTTTGGTTTGAATTGCGTTGACTCTTCATCTCTTTTAATTCGTTATGAATCATTTTAGACAATTCGATTTGAGTCAGCTCAAAATACTTGCGTTGTTGTTTTATGTTCATTTTATCCCCTTTAAAATTGGATGTTCTTTAGTGGTTGGATATATAGAGCAATGGGCGAACGTTTTACGCTTTAATTTCTTATCGAATTCGGAAGCCAAATCCCAATCAACTCGGCACATATCGGAACGACTTTCTACCCAATCCAATATCCTATCCTTTTGGGCTTCAGATTCAACAGCCCATGCAAAAAGCGAACGCCCGCCCTTTGCTTGTCCCCATCCGCTCATGAATTTATCATGAGCATATACAATGTATTTAAATTGCTCTTTTTGTTCTTTTGTTCTTTCGTCTTTTATTATTTTCATTTTATTCCTCGTTTAAGTTATCTGTTATTTTGTAAAATTCGTATTTTATCAGTTTAACACCTAAAAGCCTTTCGTAGCTTTTTGCTCTTGGAATTCTAAATTCTTCATAATTGCCATTATTGCACTCATAATTATAACAATCATAATCTTTTTTAGCTTTCTTAATTTCATTATCCAAATACTCTAAAAACAAAATATCTCTTTTAATCAATTCGGGCGTTTCAATAATTGTTTTATAGTTCATTTTATTCCTCTTCTGTTTTATTATTTATGATTTTAATTCGAACTCAATTGATATATTTTTGTTATTTAATCGTTTTTGATAGAATTCAATAGAACGTTTTCTATTTCTTATGAAAAAATCATATCTGTTTAGTACTTTTTTCTTTAGTTCTCTACCTCTTTTTAACTGTAAAACATTAGGTCGAGCTTCTAGTAAAGCATTGAATAAATGCAATTCGTGTTTTAATTCTTTTAAGGCTTCCTCATTCTTTTTTATTTCTTCTAAGTATTCTTTTCTTTTTTCCATTTTATTCCTTTTTGTTTTTGGGTTCACTCAATACTAGCCAATTTCAAACAATATTCCAAAAAGTATAGAGAATAAGCTCTATTTATAATGAATCTAAATAAGGCAGGCGAATATGTGCAATCTATGTGTGAGGCGGGCTTTCCGAATCGGTTCGGGGGTACGTAAAAATTTGGGGGGTACGTGGAAATTTGAACCCCCCGTAAAAATTTAAGGTAAGTAGAAATTTATTCAAGTAGTTGAATAACTCTTTCGTATTCATCCATTGGTAGTATCTTCCTCAATGAACAATGTTTCTTCATTAGCCTTGTTATCTTTGATTCGGAATAACCCAATTTATTGGCTATTTCCTTTTGTAAACAACGCTTCTCTATTTTGTATTGTCTTATTTCATTCATATCAAATCTCCTTGTTCGGTAAATTCATATTCATTCTCAATAAAGTGTTCTTTTATAGCCTTATCGGAAGTGTACCATTCATATTCATCTTTTAAAGATTGATACAGTTCACTACACAATTCAATGTACCTTTCACGAACATACGCATCAAACTCAACTTGTAAGTCATACATATATTCATCTATGTTGGGATAATATCCCTCACGATAAGCATAATTGCATTCTATATTAACAATGTGCCAACAGCATTTTTCGTGGTAGTAATGGCCTTGGTGCTTACCACTACCACTAAAATAAAAAATGTCTTTCACTATTTTCTTTCTTAATGGGCTTAACTGTAATTGGCTTATAAATTCATCAATTAGCTTATCGGTTATCCCGTCATATTCAAACATAGCTCCGTCTCCTTGTGAACAGAATCCACTGAAATAAATATTAGTTATTTCAAACAAATTTGAATATTGGTGTTTAAATACATCATAAACGAAACAATACCATTCCGAAATATCAACATTGACATATCTATTCTTCTCAATGACTTTCTCCTTAGCTTCCTCACTAAGTTCATCAAACGTATATACTTTCGTTTCAATTACTCTCATTTTGGTTCCTCCAATAATACACTAAGCATTAAAGCCTTAGCTTGTTGACTATCTCCATTTAAGGCAACATATAACACATTGACTAATTGCTCAATGTCTTTGGTTGCTGTTTTTTTGACGTATGTATTCACTATTCGTTTATCCATTGTATTACCTCATTAATTGATTCTGTTAAATGTTTCTTTTTCTCTTCCTCATTTCTACTGCTTAGTATTTCGCTTACTAAGTACTGTATTTCATCAATAGGTGAAGAACATTCCGATAATATCCATTCAGCATATTGTTGGCTCATTTCTTCTGTTATCTCATTCATTACCTTCCTCCTTGTTTCTTTCTAATTCATAATTGTCTAAATACTTATCTATTAGCTTCCATATATGGTCGGGTATGGGTATCTCTTCTCTTTCTCCATCATTCCAGACAACAGATATATAGTCTGTTAATATGGTGGTTATTTCTTTGTACATTATACTACCTCAAATTTACTGTTGAATATTGTGTATTCCTTGTCGTTATTAGCAATTATCTTATTGATAGTGCTTATGTATGATTCATATTTATTGATAGCCTTATCAATAGCTTCTTGCTTAGTGGCATATCCCGATAAAGCAAATCCCTTTAAATAAATACACCAATTATATTCGGGATTCTTATTCTTAGAAATGGTTGCCCATTTCTTTCTACCATATTTTAATATGACTGTATTATCCTTTTCAGTTATCTTTATTGGTTTCATACTAACTCCCAATCTTCTAGTTGTGGTTCTAATACATAATCTCGGTACTGCCAATGTAGGCACTCTAAGTTAGCTACCCTAACCTTTTTATAGGTGGTTTGTGTGAGTTCATTATTCCAACCTAATTCTTGCTTAACCTCAACGGTTGCGGTCTTACCCGATTTGCTGAGTTCCACAATTCTCACATAACGAATGTGCCGAATGATTTCATATCTATTAATCTCAAAGGAACCTTTCTTATCAAGGCTAAAGTTCATCCCCTCATTATGGAGTAACTTCTCAGCTTCATCTAGTAGCACTTGGTTCCTTTCACTATTTAATGCTCCACGATTACCTCTTATGGTATCCCTCACCTTATCACAATCCTGAAGAGGCTTAATCCAATAAGACAGAATCTCATTTAGTTGCTCTAAGATAATATCCTTCTTAAGGGTTAGAACCTTAGCCATTTCACCAATGATTATTAGTCTATATAATCCAAAGTCAACCTCTGATGACTCTGAGTTATTAACCAATTTTAATGATGCGTTAATGAATTGACCACTTAAATCCAACCAATATTCGGACTCGCTTTCAAATGTCAGATGTATTATTGGTGTATCCTTTTCATCTTCGGGTCGCCTTGTTCGTACCGAAACAAACAAACTTCGCCAATCTAACTCTGCCTCTAAGGATAATGTGTCATCCGTAGATAGCACCTCTTCAAAGTGCTTTTCTATCGCCTTACAAAAGGTGGTATTTGCCGTACCTAATGTCCGATGATATTCCTCGTTAGCTTCCTTGTAAGCATCATCTTGCTTACGAATCATCTCATCTATTATCTGAATCTTTTGCTCAATCATAGTATTCCTTCTTTGTTAATGTTCACTAGACAAGCTATGAAACGTTTCTGATATATGCAATTGGCAAAACAACATTTTTATTATATAAATGCAATTTTTACC